GCCTACGAGCTGGCGGTGGCTGGCGGATTCGTGGGCTCTGAGGCCGCATGGCTGCTCAGTCTCAAGGGTGAGACCGGAGATGTGGGCGATGCCGGCAATGACGGGGCGTCGGCCTATGAGATCGCGGCGGCTGGCGGATTCGTGGGCTCTGAGGCCGCATGGCTGCTCAGTCTCAAGGGAGAGACCGGAGATGTGGGCGATGCCGGCAATGACGGGGCGTCGGCCTATGAGATCGCGGTTGCTGGCGGATTCGTGGGCTCCGAAGCCGCATGGCTGCTCAGTCTCAAGGGAGAGGCCGGAGATGCGGGATCAGCTGGTGCAGATGGAGCCGACTTCACTCCTCCGGCATTGGCGCCGTGGGAAAAATGGATCGAGACATTTTTTGACGTGATGGGAAACGTCGGTTCGGCCTTCACGATAGGTTCGGTTGGCGGCGGATCGATCTACTCAGCCGCAGCATTCAACTACTCTGACGAGCTGTGGAGTGAGGGTGTTGCGATGCGGTCCTCTGCGACCGCAAACTCGGGCTACCGGTCAAATCGGACTGGGTACACCGGAGGTCCGAACAGCATCGCCATAAGTGGAGGTAAAAAGTTTCGTGCTGCCTGGCGTCCAAATGCTTTGATCAACACACTGGTGCGATCTGGGTATCACGACACGCTACTGTCAACAGCCCCTGTAAACGGAGTGTGGTTTGAACAAGTCGGCGGTCAAGTCGTTGGAAAGACTGCTGCCGGGGGCGCCAACTCGACGACTGACACGGCCTTCACATTGGTATCTGGCAATGTGTACGTTTTTGACCTGTCGATCAACGCTGATGCTTCCCTTGCCACCTTCAGTGTTTTAAGCGCTGTCGGTGATCTTCTTTGGTCAGACACCATAAACACGAACCTACCGACGCAGAAAGTGATGGTGGGGACTATCGCTACATCGTCGAACACAGCAATCACAGACCTTGGTGTGCTGTACATGATGGGGTTCGGATCAGAAGCCGGCTACGCGCGAGCAAGGGGATGATGATGTATCAACTGCTCGACACCGACAACCTTGCTGTGCTGCGTGTAGTAGGGAACACAGTGGTCCCCACCACCGACCCAGACTACCTGACATGGGTGGCGGCTGGCAACGCTCCCGCTCCGTCGACGCTGGATGCGGCCCGAGCCGAGGTCTGGGAGCGCATCAAAGAGCACCGCGAGGCGGTCAAGATCGGCGGTGTACAGGTGGATGGCCACTGGTACCACACAGACGCAGATAGCCGCCTACAGCAGCTCGCGCTGAGAGACGCGGGCGATGCCCTGCCCCAAGGCATTCACTGGCAGACGCTTTCTGGGGTCGTTGTAGAGATGACGCCTGCCCTGGCCGAGCAGCTGCGGCTTGCTCCGTATTTGCGGGACTTGCAGGCGCATGCCGTCGCGAAAGCCCACCGGGCTGCAATGGAGCTTGCGCCAGATCCGAGGGAGTACGACTTCTCGGCGGGTTGGCCTGAGTCGTATGGGGATGTGTCATGACCCGTCACTGCGCGCTGATCGGGCTGGCGGCGGGCGTCACTACCGCTACGGCGATGAAGACAAGTGCAACCGCGCCACCGAGAGACTAGCCCCGCCCTTGCCTGCGTCTATCAGACCGTCAATCAATAAACCGTTTTAATGTCGCCCATGGCGCCCCCTCGGCACCATGGGCGTCATGACCTACGCCACCCTTCAGTCCCTGCGCGACCGCATCAGCGAAACTGAGCTGCGGCAGATGTCGGACGCTGCGGCGCAGGCGATTGACGAGACCCGCCTGCAGATCGCGCTCGACGATGCGCAAGCCGAGATTGACGGCTACCTGGCTGGCCGGTATCTCCTCCCTCTGATCGATTCTGCTGGGCTCCCGCTGCCGGTGCCTGGTGATCTGCTGCGCTGCGCGGTGGACATCGTGGTGTACCGGCTGCAGACGCTGCGTCCGGCCGACGACATCAAAGACGCGCGGCGACGCTATGAGGACGCGATCAAGCTGCTGGCGGCGTTCAAGGACGGCTCGCGCGAGCTGGCGGGCGCGGCGCTGGTGCCGGTGTTTGCCGGTGGCGTGGGCGGTGGATCGGTGGAGTTCAACATCCCGGCCGAGCCGCCTTATTCGCCCTTCGCCCGGAGCGAGCGCTGATGGCCGCCCAGGTGTACTACGCGGAAGACGCTTTGCTGGAGCGGCTGCGCCCGGCGCTCACCCGCGAGGGCCAGCCGCACCCGGTAACGGAGCTGCGCTCTTGGCCGGGCAAGCCCGAGGCCTATCGGCTGACGCACCCGGTGGGCGCGGTGTTGCTGATGTACCGAGGCGGCAAGTTCCCCGAGGGCACGGGCCTGGTGGAGTGGACGGCGGAGTTTGAGTTGGGCCTGCTGGCCCGCAACCTGCGCACGCACCAGCCTGACGACACATCGCCCGATGTGGGCACCGGGGCTTACGACTTGCTGGAGGCCTGCCGCCTGGCGCTGGCGGGCTATGAGCCGCCTGGCGGGGCCGGACCGGTGTCGGTGCGCAGTGAGACCTACACGGGCGCGAATGACGGCGTGTGGGGCTATTCGATGCGGCTCACGGTGCCGATGGTGAGCGTGATCGACCCGCCCGTTGTGGCCGGGCCTTTCACGGCGCTGGACCCTTCGGAGTTGCCGGCGCTGGCAGGCGTTGAATTGCAGCACCCGGCCGATTTTTTCCCACCCGTTTGACCCCAGGAGCGACATGAAAAAGTACATCTACAAAGGGCCTGACAGCGGCATCACGCTGCAGGACCGGGACACCAGAACCGATGTGCTGTTGCGCAACGGCAAGGCCACCCCGCCTCTGCCGGAAAACAACGCGGCGGTGAAGACGCTGGTGGCCATGGGCTACCTGGTCGAGGTCAAGGCCGAAGGCGCAGACCCTCACCCCAACCCTCTCCCGCCAGCGGGAGAGGTGGCCGGAAAGGCCGCATCGCCCTCGGTCGCAGGGGCTGCGAAGCCCACCACCAAATCCACCAAAGCCGCAAAGGAGTAACCCATGGCTGCAAACTTTCTTCACGGCGTCGAGACCATCGAGATCAACGATGGCCCGCGCCCTGTTCGCCTGGTCAAGTCCAGCGTGGTTGGCCTGATTGGCACGGCCGGCACTGGCCCGGTGAATCAGAACGTGCTTGTCACGAAGTACGGCGACATCGCCCAGTTCGGCAACGAGGGCACGATTGCCCGCGAGCTCAAGCGCCTGTTTGACCAGAAGCCCACGGTGGTGATCGTGCGCAACGTGTACGACCCGGCCGCCGAGGGCGCTGACATCGACACCGTGACGCCAGCGCAGATCATCGGCGGGGTTGACCCGGTGACCGGCGCGCGCACGGGCATGTATGGCTGGCGCGATGCGTACCAGCAGTTCGGCTTCTCGCCGAAGATCTTGATTGCACCGGGCTTCTCCAGCCTGAGCGCGGTGTCGGCGAACCTGATCGTGCAGGCCGAGGCGATGCGCGCGGTGGCGTTTGTGGATGCGCCGATTGGCGTGACGCCGGCGCAGGCGATCACCGGGCGCGGTGTGGGCGGGGCGATCAACTTCAACACGTCGAGCGACCGCGTGGGCCTGTGCTACCCGCACGTCAAGTACTACGACACGGTGGCAGAGGCCGAGGTGCTGGGCCCACTCTCCACGCTGGTGGCGGGCGCCTGGAGCCGCCGCGACCAGGACAACGGTTACTGGTGGTCGGGCTCGAACATCGAGCTGCTGGGCATCACGGGCGTGGAGCGGCCGATTGAGTTCTCGCTCAACGATCCGAACTGCGAGGCGAACTTGCTCAACGAGGCGGGGATCATCACGGTGGCGAACAGCTTCGGCACCGGCATCCGCGGCTGGGGCAACCGCAGCGCGGCGTGGCCGACTGTTTCGCACCAGAAAAACTTCTTGAACGTGCGGCGCACGGCGGACATCATCGCCGAGAGCCTGGAGCTGGCCACGCTGCAGTTCATTGACCAGCCGCTGGACAACGCGCGGATTGACGACATCCTGGAAACGGGGCGCCGCTTCCTGCGCCACCAGGCCGCGAACGGCGCGATCCAGGACGGCAACGTCTGGCTGGACGCGGAGCTCAACACGCCCGAGACGCTGAGCGCGGGCCACCTGCTGCCGAGCTACGACTTCGCGCCCTACTCGCCGCTGGAGCGCGTGAGCTACCAGGCGCGGATCAACACCGAGTACCTGCGCCAGCTCGTGGCCACGCGCCAGGCCTGACCGCAACACTGACCACCAGGAGCAATCAACATGGCAACCAGCATTCAACTTCGGCGCGTGACGAACGCGGCCATCTACATCAACGGCAACTCGATGCTCGGCAAGGCCGAAGAGGTCAAGCTGCCCGACATCACCTCGCTGATGACCGAGCACAAGGCGATGGGCATGATCGGCAAGATCGAACTGCCCTCGGGCTTCGAAAAGCTCGAAGGCGAGGTGAAGTGGAACAGCTTCTACCCGGACGTGGCCGCGACCATGGGCGACTTCTTCACCATGGTGCCGCTGCAGATCCGCAGCAGCGTGGAGACCTGGGGCGCGGGCGGGCGCACCGAGCAGCTGCCACTGGTGACCTTCATCACGGCGCTGTTCAAGAAAAACCCGCTGGGCTCGTTCAAGCAGAACGACAACGCCGAGTTCAGCTCGGGCTTCGCGGCCTACTACATCCGCCAGCAGCTGGCGGGGAAGGACATCGTTGAGCTCGACGTGCTCGCCAACATCTACAAGGTGGGCGGTGTGGACAAGCTGGACCTGTTCCGCGCGAACCAGGGGGGTTGATCAATGACCGACACAACGCCAACCACCAACACCGTGCCCAAGGTGGAACTCAAGAAACGGATCGACCTGCTGGTGCCGATCAAGACGCCCACGGGCGAGGTCAGCAGCATCACGCTGCGCCGCCCGAAGGTGAGCGAGATGGTGCGCTTCCAGAGCCAGGCCAAGGGCCTGAAGCTGGACGACGCAGAAGAGGAGTTGCTGATCTACGCGAACCTCTCCGAAGAAAAGCTGACGATGGAAGACATCGGGGAGCTGGACTTTGGCGACTTCGCCAAGCTCCAGCGCTGGTTTCGGTCAATTCAAACTGCCGCTTGAAGACATGCGGGGGATCGCCGCGCTGCTGGCGCGGTGGTTCCGCTTCCAGCCGAGCGAGATCGACGAGCTGGACATCGTGAGGTTCGTGCAGTGGGGCGAGGACGCTGGCGAGCAGATACGGCGTGAGTACAAGCAAGACTGATTTTTAAGGGTGTGCCGTGTCTGATACGAGCGTTCTGATCAAGGTGGGTTTCCAGGGAGCGCAAGCCCTGGCCGGCCTGGGCAGCGTGAGCAGCGGCATCACCAAGGTGGGCGCGCACGTGGACAAGCTCAAGGGCCAGCAGAAGGCCCTGGGCCAGGCGATGAACAACTTCATCGGCCCGCGCACCCCGGCCGGCCTTCAGGCGATCACAAAAGAGTACGACGCGATGGGCCGCGCCATCGAGCGCGCCACGAAGGTCCAGAGCGCGCTGGTGGCCGGGCGGGCGCGGGGCGAGACGCTTCGCAGCGAGCGCCAGGCGCTCCGCTCGGATGCGATGGACGCGATAGGCCTGGGCTACCTGGCGTTCAGGCCGATCAAGCTGTCGATGGATTTCGAGTCGGCGATGGCGGACGTGAAGAAGGTGGTGGACTTCGACACGCCTGACGGATTCGAGAAGCTGAGCGCCGAGATCCTGCGCATGTCGCGCTACCTGCCGCTGTCGGTCGAGCAGCTGGCGCAGATCGCGGCGAGCGGCGGGCAACTGGGCGTGGCGGCAAAGGACATCCCGGCGTTCGTTGAGCAGATCGCGAAGATGTCCACGGCGTTCGACATGGCGGCCGACGACGCGGGCGATTCGATGGCGAAGATCTCCAACGTCTACAACATCCCGATTGCCAAAATCGGCCAGTTGGGCGATGCGATCAACCAGCTGAGCAACGAGAGCCCGGCGAAGGCGAGCGATATCGTGCGCACGCTCGGGCGGGTGGGCGGCGTGGCAAAGCAGTTCGGCCTGACGGAGCTGCAGGCGGCGAGCTTGAGCAATGCACTGATTTCGCTGGGCAAGGCGCCCGAGGTGGCAGGCACCAGCATCAACGGCATGCTGCTCAAGCTGGCCACGGCCGACAAGCAAGGCAAAAAGTTCACCTCGGCGCTGGGTCAGATCGGCATGAGTGCCGAGGGCCTGAGGCGGGCGATCAAGAACGACGCCGAGGGCGCCATCGTGGGCTTCCTGCAGGCGCTGGAGCGTGTGCCGACAGATCGGCGCATGGGTGTGCTGGTGGACATGTTCGGGCTCGAATACGCGGACGATGTGGCTGTGCTTGCGGGCTCGGTGAAGACGTACACCGACAGCATCGCTGTGCTGAACAGCACCCGCGTGAACGGATCCATGGAACGCGAGTTCGCCGCACGTGCGGCGACAACGGCAAACAATGCGCGGCTTCTGAAAAACGGGTTGACGGAGATCGGCATCAATGTGGGCAGCGCGGTGCTGCCTGCGTTGAACGATCTGCTCAACACGGTGCGGCCGGTGGTGGGCGCCATGGCTTCGTGGGCGAAGGAAAACCCGGGTTTGATGTCGGGCATCGTCAAGATCGTGGCGGGCTTTGCGGCGTTCAAGTTGGGCAGCATCGCGGTGCGTTACGGCATCAACCTGGTGATGACGGGTGTGAACAGCATGCGCATGGGCTGGACGCTGCTGCAGGCGGTGGGGCTGTTCAACCCGGTGCTGTGGGGCCGCGTGGCGGGTGGTGTGCGCCTGGTGGGCACGGCGGTGATGTGGCTGGGGCGCGCGCTGCTGATGAACCCGATCGGGCTGGCGATCACGGCGATTGCGCTGGGCGGCTACCTGATCTACCGCAACTGGGACCGCATCACGGCGTTTTTCAGCAGCGTGTGGGCCGACATGAAGACAGCGGCTGCTGGCGGGGTCTGGGGCATCACCAAGCTGCTGATCAACTGGTCGCCGCTGACGATCTTTTACCGGGTCTTCCGGGCTGTGCTGTCGTGGTTCGGTGTTGAGCTGCCCGCGAAGTTCACGGACTTCGGCGGCATGGTGATCGACGGGCTGATCAGCGGCATCACGAACAAGATCGGCCAGGCCAAGGCCGCGATCATCGGTATGGGCCAGAGCATCAAGGGCTGGTTTGCCGACACGCTGGGCATCAAGAGCCCGAGCCGGGTGTTCATGGGGTTCGGCGACAACATTGCCCAGGGCGCGCAGATCGGCATTGCTCGGGGAACTGGCAAGGTGGCGCAGGCCAGCAACCGCCTGGCGCAGGCCGCGCGCGGCGCGGTGGCGGGTGCTGCCATGGCCGGGGCGGCCCACGCTGGGGCAGCGGGCGGCGCGGGCATGGTGGTGCACTACTCGCCGAACATCACGGTGCAGGGCGGCGCGGCCGAGGCGGTGGTGCCTGCGATGCAGCAGGCCCTCAAGCTGAGCGAGCGGGAGTTTGAGCAGATGCTCAACCGGGTGCTCGACCAGCGCGCGCGGAGGAACTACTGATGGGCCAGCCAATCGCCTACCTGGGTGATATCCCACTGTCGATCACCGACATGACGCAGTTCGATGTGACGCTGCAGGCGGACTTTGCCGAGCACGCGAAGGTGGGCCAGAAGCCGCGCTTGCAGTGGGTGGGCGACAAGCTGGATGAGGGGCAGGTGGTCGCGCAGCTGCACGCCCAGTTCTGCACGCCCGAAGTGGAGCTGGCGCGGCTGCGGGCGGCTCAGCGCAAACATGAGGCGATGCAGCTCTATTTCACGAACGGGCACATCGTGGGCCTGTTTGTGTTGACAGCGGTTGAGCAGCGCTCTGAGCAGCTCATGCGCGACGGCACGGTGATCGTGGCCGAGGTGTCGCTGAGCCTGAGGGAATACACCGAGGACGGGCTGAGCACCGAGGTCGCCGCGAGCGGCACGCCGGTGGCTGCGATGCGGGTGGGCGCCAGTGGCGCAGAGACGGGGCCGAACGGCACGGTGACCGAAGCGGCGCCCGAGCGCAGCGCCGAGGTGCCAGCGGTGCGGGCCGGCTTCTCCATCGGGATCTGAGCGATGAACGCAGCGCAGAGCCGCCTCAAGCAAGTTCAGCCCCCTCGGGGGGCAGCGACCCGCGCAGCGGCGGAGCGTGGGGGCATATGAAGATCAAGGCACTGAAACACACGGTGATCGCGGGCGAGCGCTGGGACACGCTGGCCTGGCGCTACTACGGCAACCCGTTTGCTTACGGCAAGATCATTGAGGCCAACCCGGCATTGAACATCGTGGCGGTGCTGCCAGCGGGCACCACGGTGCTGGTGCCGCTGATGACAGTGGCCGAGCAGACGGCGCAGCGCGACACCAGCAACCTGCCGCCCTGGAAGCGCTGAGCGCAAGGGGTTTTCACCATGCCAAACGTTGAAGTACTTGAGCCGTCTGTGGTGCTGGTGGTGGCCGGCCGCAACGTGACGGAGTACGTCCAGGACCACCTGCTGTCACTCACCTACACGGACTACTTAGAAGGCGAGAGCGACACGCTGGAAGTGAAGCTGGAGGATGTGGACCGCAACTGGCAGGGGCCGTGGTATCCCGAGCACGGCGATTCTGTGGTGGCCAGCATCGGCTACGAGAAGGGCTACAAGCGCGGGCAGTGGTTGCCCTGCGGCGATTTCCAGATTGATGAGGTGGAGCTGGAGCCGGACCCGGACGTGTTCACGATCAAGGCGCTGGCCGCAGGCACCGAACACAAGCTCCGCACGGCGAGCGCGGTGGCCTACGACGAGACGACGCTGGCCGACATTGCGGGCCAGGTGGCGAAGCGCAACGGGCTGGAGCTGGAGGGCGAGATCGGCGATGTGCAGCTGATCCGCGTCACTCAGGCGCAGGAGCGCGACCTGCCGTTTCTGCGGCGCCTGGCCGACGAGTATGGCTATGCGTTCACCGTGCGCGGCAAGCAGCTCTGCATGTACAAGCGCAGCGACCTGAAGGCCGAGAGCGCTGTGCGCACGCTGCGCCGGTCTGAGGGCTACCGCTTCACCTTCCGCGACAAGATCACGCACGTGGTGGAGAGCGCGGCCGTGACATACCACGACCCAGTGACCAAAGAGACGTACACCGGCGAGGCGCAGGACAGCGAGAGCAAGATCAGGCGCCACAGCCGCGACGCCCGCAAGATCAACATCCGCGCGGAGAACCCGGCCCAGGCCCAGCTCAAGGCAGACGCCGCTCTGGAGCGGGCGAACGAAGACCAGACCGAGGCCTCGGCTTCGATGATGGGCGAGGTGGACCTGGTGGCGGGGGTCAACATCGAGCTGGAGGGCTGGGGCGCCTTCGATGGCAAGTATCAGATCAAGCAGAGCACACACACCTATGGCCGGGGCCAGGGCTACACCACGTCAATCGAGTGCCGGAGGGTTCGCAAATGAGTTCTGAGAGTTCCAACAGCCTGGACAGGCAGTCGGGCAAGAACACCGGTCTGGTGTCGCTCAAGATGGGCCTGGTTGAAGACCGCAAGGTGGGCTGGGTGATCGTGCGGTTCCCGGACCTGGGCGACATGCTGACGAAGTGGATCCCGGTGCTTTACACGAAGACCCAGAACGACAAGGGCTTCTGGACGCCCGACATCGGTGAGATGGTGATGTGCATGATGGACGACCGCCTGGAAGACGGCTGCGTGATGGGCGCGGTGTACTCCGAGGCGGATCAGCCACCGACCGACGATATGGACGAATACGGCATGCAGTTCGAGGACGGTGGTTGGGTGAGCTACAACCGGGCGACGGGCATTGCCAAGGTGGTGGCGCCGACAAAGGTGATCCTGGACACGCCCCTGGTGCACTGCACGGGCGACGTGCAGGTGGACGGCACGATGACGGCGAGCGAAGACGCCATCGGCGGCGGTGTGAGCCTCAAGAATCACATCCACGGCGGTGTGATGGTCGGCCCGTCGGTGACCACGCCACCCGTGGCTTGACCGCGCCAGCGATCAATAAACCGTTTTAATGTCCTGATCCGAGGGCGTTGGGCAGACTGCCCACATGCCCCTCGTTCCCAGCACCCTTTCCGACGTCGGCACCGGCTTTGCACAGGTGGCGCTGAGCCTCGCCAGCGACCGCGCTGACGGCCTGTTGAACGACCGCGCGGCGCGCCTGGTCACCGATGTGGACGACATCCACCAGGAGGTGATCCTGGTGCTGTTCACGCCGCTGGGCGCGGACGTGCACCGGCCCGACTTTGGCTCGGACTGGTGGCACTGGATCGACAGCCCGATCAACGTGGCACGGCCGCACATCGTGCGCGCGGTGGTGAGCGCCATCGAGCGCTGGGTGGTCCGCCTCAAGCTGGTGCGGGTGGTGCTGACGCAACGCGACGACAACAACTACGCCACGAAAGACTTGCTCGTGGAGTGGAAGTTTGTCGACGGCGTGGCCGAGCAGATTTTCTCGTCCAACGTCCGGCTTGACGACTTGCTGACTTCGCTGGGAGTGATCGCGCAATGACGCTCTTGGACCGCTCGCTGGCTGAGCCGAATTTCATCGGCCGCGACGCCGAGGCGATCACGCGCGACATGGTGCGCATGTACGAGGAGCTGACGGGCTTCACGCTGTACCCGGCGCAAGCCGAGCGGCTGATGGTCAACGTGATCGCCTACCGCGACAAGCTGATTCGCGAGGCGATCCAAGACGCGGCGAAGCTCAACCTGGTGCGCTACTCGCGCGGTGTGATCCTGGACTACCTGGGCGAGAACATCGGTGTGGCGCGGCTGGACGCGGCGTCGGCCGAGTGCGTGGTGCGGTTCAGCTTTTTCCCGGTGCCGCTGGTGGGCACGGTGCTGCCCGCAGGCACACAGGTGAGCACGTCATCTGCCAGCGGCGCGGCCCTGGTGTTCGCGACGGCGACGGATGTGCTGGTGGCTGCTGGCGCGGAGCAGGTGGATGCGCGGGTGGTTTGTGAGACGCCGGGCGCTCTGGGCAACGGGTTTCTGCCGGGGCAGATCTCCCGGCTGTACAGCGCCCAGCCGCCAGGCCTGAAGGTCAGCGCGGTGGCGAACACCACGACCAGCAGCGCGGGCGCGGACGTTGAAGACGACGATCACCTGCGCCGCCGCATCACGCTAGCACCCGAGCAGTTCAGTAACTGCGGGAGCCGCGAGGCCTACACGTTTTTTTCGCTCGGAGCGAATGCGGGGATTACGGACGTGGCGATCACGTCGCCAGAGCCCGGCCTGGTGCACATCCACCCGCTGATGGCGGATGGCCTGCCGGGTGCGCCTGTGCTGGCGCAGGTATTGGCCGCGTGCAACGGCGAGACGCGCCGCCCGCTGTGCGACACGGTGGTGGCGCTGGCGCCGGTGGTGCGGGCGGTGGACCTGCAGATCGCGCTCACGCTGTACGAGGGCGCGGACGCGGCATCGGCGCAGGCGGCGGCCTACCAGGCTGCGGCGGCCTATGTGCAGCGCATTCAGGCGCGGCTAGGTGTGGACGTGGTGCCGAGCCAGATCAAGAGCGCGCTGGATGTGTACGGCGTGTACCGCGTCGAGGTGATCTCGCCTGCGGCGGTGATGGTGATGGAGCCCAACGAGTGGCCGCAGATCACGGCGCTGGCGGTGTCGGTGGTTGGCGACGCGGAGGGCTGACCGATGGACGCGCGCTTCGTGAACCCGAGCCTGCTGGTGCCGCCGATGCGGCGCGATGCCCACTACCGTGCGGCCGAGGCGCTGAACGCGCAGACCAGCCTGCTGCCGGTGGACAAGGTCGTGATCTACGACTTTGACCACGTGGATGCGAGCGCGCTGCCAAGCCTGGCTCAGCAGTTCAATTGCTACGGCGATCTGGGCTGGGAGCTGTGCAACGGCGACCAGGCCGCGCAGCGCGAGTACCTGAAAAACGTGGTGGAGATCAAGCGGCTGAAGGGTACGCCGCACAGCATTCGCGAGATTTTTCGCCTGCTCGGACTTGGCGAGGTGGTGATACACGAGGGGCGCGGCGGCAAGGCCTACGACGGCGCCTGGAGCTACGACGGCTTCCCGGTGTACGACGGGCGCTGGCGCGATTGGGCGGTGTACCGGGTGACCGTGAGCGCGATGCTGACGACGCGCATGGCCGCGCGCATTCGGGCGCTGCTGCTCAAGTGGGCACCGGCCCGCGACCACATCTGGGACATCCGCAGCACGGACGGACTGCTGATCTACAACGCCTTCGCGAACTACGACGGCGCATACAACTACGGAGCCTATTGACCATGGCCTATCAACTCGAATCGCCCGCAAACTGGCCGCCAGGCGTGTACCAGATTGCTGTCACCGACCCGGTGTTGGGAGGCTCGGACGGGCCTCCCAACCTGATGGGCACGGCGCTGGCCAACCGCTCGCTGTACCAGCGCATGCGCAACGTCACGCCCTGGAGCGCCGACCTGGCCGCGCTGCACGCCTACCCGGCTGGCGCATGCGTGATGTACCTGGGCGTGAGCTGGCGGGCGAAAGTGGACAACGACGTGCCGCCCGGTAGCGATGCGGCGAAGTGGGAGCGGTGGGGGTACAGCGCGAGCGAGCTCGCGGATGTGCTGTCCGGTTTTTCGGGCCCTTTTGTGCACTCTTCAACGGGCTGGGAACAGCATCCTAGCGGTCTGATCTTCCAATGGGGTCAGGCATCCGCAACCCCGAATCTTCCTGATTCAGCCGTATCCCCCGGGTTCGGCTACTACGGAGCGGCTGAAGTGATTTTCCCGGTAGCGTTCCCAGAGGCGCTGTATCACGTGTCCATCACACGTCAAGACGCGGACGTCAGTGAGCTGAATGGGCACTCTGCCAGTCGCTCTCAAACGGGGTTCATGCTCGTTTTGAACAACGCGCAATCCGGCGTTCTGTCAACAGCTGACTGGTTCGCTATCGGCAAATGAGGACACCATGAAGAAATATTTTTTCTCTCCGTCGGCGCACGCTTTCTATCTAGACACGCTGCACAAAGTCATACCGGCCGACGCCATGGAGATCAGTGCTGTTCGATATGCCGAGCTCATCGGTGGCCAGTCCTCTGGCCTTGTTATCGCGCTGGGAGAAGATGGACTACCGGCTCTGCATACACCGACCTTTAGCATTGGTCAGCTGCAATCCAGCGCCTTCGCGCGAACCCGGCAGCTGGCGAACACGATCAGAGAACGTGTAGCCAAAGCACACCACCACCTGCAGTCCGCTCGCTGGTCCGTACAGCTGGCCGCAGCGCAAGACGTGATCGTCAACGGCGTGGCGGCAACGGCGTTCAGCAAGGATCAGCTCGACGTGGAGGCGCGCCTGCGCGCCCGTGGTGAGACGCGCGAGCAGCTCGCTGCCAAGGTGGTGGCGAACAGCTCGGTGTTCACACTGGTAGGCGCTGTGGTCGATGGGATCGAGACGGCCACGCTGGACGCGATTGCGGCCTACGAGGGCACCGACCCCCAGGCGCTGGAAGCACTGGTGCAGCAGGCGCGGATGACCGCCATGGCCGAGGTGTATGCGATCTACGAGCCGGTGATCGGCCAGGCGCAGGCCCAGGCTACGGTGGATGGCATCTTCGAAGCGTGACGATGGACCTCGCACGCGGCCAGATCATTGCCTGCTACGTCGGCGACCACGACGGCGACGGGCTGTTGGCCGAATTGGGCGTTTGGATCATCCGCTGGGCGCAGCGCGGCGCGATGTTTTCCGACACGACGCACATGGAGCAGGTGCTGGTGCTGCACCCGGACGGCTCGGTGGACATCGGCTCGGCCACGCTGCGCAAGGAGCACCCGGTGACCGGTCAGAACGGGGTGCGGATCAAGCGCAACGTGCATCTGACGCCTGGGCACTGGCGCATCTACTTTTGCGAGCGGCAGGGTCCGCTGTTTGACCCGGAGCGGCCTGCGGTGGTGCTGGCGGCTGAGGACGGTAAGCGGTACGACCTGGCTGGGGCGATTGCGAGCGCGGTGCTGCGCGTGCGGCAGGCGCTAGGCCGCTGGTTCTGCTCGGAGATCGTGATGCACATCGCGGGCTTCCTGGACGCGTGGATCTTCACGCCGGCCCGCGCTGAGGCGGTGGTCGCGAGCTTCGGCCGCGAGATCACCGAAGAGTTTTTCAACCGACTGGAGGCCTGAGATGCTTCGATTTCGTCACTTTTTCATGCTGGGCATGTTCCTGCTCTGGCCGTTGCTGATCGTGCTGACCGACCCCGAGTCGGGCATGCTGCGCGGCTTCTTTCCGAACGCCGCCTGGGCCTCTATGGCGGTGTTCATTCAGGCGCTGGGCTCCAAGACCATGGGCCTGCTGTTTGCCTGGTGGTCGTACATGGCGTTTCGCGACTATGAGGAGGCGGACAACCGCTTCCTGTTTGCCCAGGTGCGCATCCATGGGAACGTGGCCGCAGGGCTGGCGCTGATCGCCAACGCGCTGATCTTGTCGATCCTGATCGTGGTGTTCTGCTGGGGTCTGGACGCCACTGCGCCCGCGATTTCCGGCGCGCTCAGCTCGATGCGGGGTGGCTGACATGCGCCGACTAATCTGCATCGCGCTGCTGGCCTTGGTGCCGGCGCTGGTGCCGGCGCTGGTGGTGGCCGCAGACGTGGCCACGACGATCCCGGCTCGGGCCTACGACCACCTGGGCACGTTCCGCGCCGAGACGGCCGCGATCTGGCCGGGCATTCCTGACCGGGCCTACCCGCTGGCTTTGGCTGAGCATGAGAGCGGCTGCTTTGCGATGCCGAAGAAGTGCATGAACCCGGCCAGCAGCTTCAAGACGGCCCGGGAGCGTGCCTGCGGCCTCGGTCAGGTGACCGAGGTCTATGGCCGTTTCGACAAGCTGGGCGAGCTGGTGCGGGCCTATCCGCAGCAGCTGCGCGGGTGGACCTGGGCGAACTGCGCGAGCCGGCCGGACTACCAGGTGCGGGCGATGCTGTTGATGCTGCGCGCCGAACACAAGTCGCTGGCCAGCGTGCCGCTCACGAAGGACGCCCTGCAGATGCTCTCGGCCTCCTACAACGGCGGACCGGGGATGCTGGCGAAGGAGCGGCGAGCCTGTGGCATGACGGCGGGCTGCGACCCGATGCGCTGGGCGGGCCACGTGGAGCGTGTGTGTTTGCGCGGCAAACGGGTGATCCCGGGCACGCGGCGCACGGCCTGCGAGATCAGCAGACATCATGCGGGCGACGTGGACGCTCGGATGGCGAAGTACCGGAGGTTGATATGAGCAGCAAATCACTCACCGCGCTCAAGTGGGTTGCCAGTGCGTTCATGGGCAGCGCTGGAGCCTGGAGCTGGGCGATCTGGCTGGGCGTTGGTGCGGCGGCCACGGCCGGCGCGCTGGCCTGGCACGCCGGGCAGGTGCACACAGCCGTGAAGGCCGCTGAGAAGCGCGGCGCAGCGCCTGTGCAGGCGCGGTGGGACAAGAGCCGGGTCGAGGTCGCCGAGGCGGTGGCAACGGCCCACCGTGAAAACGCGCGGGAGTTGTCCCGTTTGGTGCAAGTCAATCAGGAGGTGCAAGGTGCATACAACACGATTCTGGCCAGCGTGGCCGATGCTGATCGCTCTCGGGCTGCTGGTGCAGGGCTGCGCAACGCAGAACGTGCCGCCATCGTTGCCGCCGCCCAGCGAGCCGCCTCCGATGCCTGTGGTCGATATGCCGAGGCCGCCGAGCGCGATCTTGAGCGATCTGAGACAGACACAGACCGATTCGGACACGAGGCGGTGCGAGCGTCAGCGGCGGCTCACGCGCTCAACAGCACCTTGCTCGCCCGGCGAGACGCCGCAGCCGCACGCCGCTCAGCCCGTACCGGGCAAGACACCCTGAAACCCACCCAACCGGAGATCAAGCAATGAACAAGAGAATCCTTTCCCTCGCGGTCGTCATCGCCGCTGTCAGCCTCGTCGGGTGCGGCTCACTCACCAAAGACGGCGAGCGGATCTCCGACTTCAAGGCCTCGGCTGATGCGAACAAGAGCATGTATTCCGACCAGGCGGACGTGCAATGGAAGACCCAGGAAACGCTCGCCAAGTGTTTTGAAAAAGCCACCACGGACATAGGGTTGGCGGTCTGCGGTCTGACGACGCAGGCGACGAACATCAACCAGACGGTGAACGGGCGACCGACGCCGAACCGCAACCCCACAACCGGCGTCGAAGCCGCCCAGGCGGTGGGCACCACGGCGGTGAAGGCCACTGCGGCGGCGGCGACGGCTGTGGGCGTTGCGAACGCGGCTGCAGATGCGTTCAAGGGCGCTGCGGATGCCCAGGCTCAGACGGCCAGCGAAGGAATCACTGCTGCGAGCAAGGACCCGCTGGTGGTGCGGCCTGAGATTGTGCAGCCGATGGTGGTACAGGTGCCGGCATCGATACCGTAAAGAAGTGGCGACTGGGCCAGGTGCGTCAACACCAGACCCAGCCGCTTCCCCTGCTGAATAGACCAGCAAGCTCGGCCAGGGCCACCCCACCTGTACAGGCGTGGGAATTGTACCGGGCCGTTTTCACTCCAAGAAAACAGCTTGCATCATGGCAACTCCCATCATTCCCTGGATCGGCGGCAAACGCCGACTCGTCGACCTGCTGCTGAGCCGGTTCCCTCCCCATAGCTGCTACTGCGAGGTGTTCGCTGGCGGCGCGGCTGTGTTCTTTGCCCGCAACCCGGCCGAGGTTGAAGTACTCAACGACGTGAACGGCGACCTGGTCAACCTGTACCGGGTGGTCACCCACCACCTGGAAGAGTTCGTCCGCCAGTTCAAATGGGCGCTCACGTCGAGGCAGATGTTCAAGTGGCAGCAGGAAACCCGTTCCGAGACGCTCACGGACGTGCAACGGGCGGCCCGCTTCTTCTACCTGCAGCAGCAGAGCTTCGGCGGAAAGGTGTCCGGGCAATCCTGGGGCACCGCAACCACCGGCCCGTCGATCAACCTGCTGCGGATCGAAGAGAACCTGTCGGCCGCGCATCTGCGCCTGGCTGGCGGTGTGTACATCGAGCAGCTCGACTGGAGCACCTGCATCGACCGGTACGACCGCCCTCACACGCTGTTCTACCTGGACCCGCCGTACTGGCAGACCGAGGGCTATGGCGTTCCGTTTCCGTGGGAGCAATACGAGCTGATGGCGGCCAAGCTCAAGGCGATCAAGGGAAAGGCGGTGGTCAGCATCAACGACCACCCAGACATCAGGGCCTGCTTTCAGGGCTTCGACATGGAGTCCCTGAAGATCGACTACACGGTGGGTGGAGGAGCGAACAGGGCGGAGCGCGGTGAGCTGGTGATCTACAGCTGGGACCGTGCCGTAGAGCCCGCAGGCCTGTTCTAA